TGATCTTACGTTTGCCGAGAAACGAAAACCCTTCTTTTAGATCTGCATCTTGTCCTTTATATGCAGTTTTTAGTTCTTTAATGTGGGGGTCTAGAACTTTAGCTAGACGCTTATGGTGTACGGGTTTAATGCCCTCACTACGAAGCCATTCGGTATGGTCTACATTTTTTAAACCGTCGTGAATTGCTAGATCGTAAAAATGGTCAATACGGCCTTCAATCACAGCCATGTATTCTATACTTTTCTTTAGAATCCGTTCTTGAACATTAACCTTTTCCTTGTTAGGATCTTCGACCTTGGCCGGACGAATCAGACCTTGATGAATAATTTGATCCACATTCTTCTTGATCATATCCAGAGTTTCTGGTCGTAGTTTGGCTCCCAGATTCATGATACGACAGCGGCTACCGATGTATATAAATTCCATAGCATTAATATCACATGCTGCAGCTGCCTTGATGTCCTTTTTAGAATATTGATTCTTCATCATCCAGTCAATAACCCACGGCTTGCACATGTTATTATCACACGAATAACTGTACCAATTAATAGCCTTAAGGATTTTGGTGTCGTATTCTTCTGGAGTTAGTTTGTCTGTATCTTTCCAAACAGGCTCACTGCCCATAATCAGAGAGTCTACAGAGTCTCCTCTACCAATACGACGTGACACCTTTTTCTTTTTCTTTTTCATACAATCCTGCTAAAGTTCTTTTTCTTGTCGAATTGAACAACGTGATTGAATCTATCTAGTAGTTGGTCCGTCTTATGGCTAATGACATAGACGTTTGCACGGGCACCAAAACTAGACAGTAGTTTCATTAGCTCATCCACTCCACCACTGTCCAAACTGGAATCAAATACTTCATCCAGAATAAGCAGATTAGTATTGACACTGTTCTTCAGTTTTGCGATCTCTCGCCATGTCAGAAGCAGTGCCAGATCGATCCTCATCTTTTCGCCTTCGCTGAACGACTCGTAACAGAACTCGTCACGATGGCGGCTCTTAATGACTTCATTAAACTCCTCGTCTAAGTGGAAGTTTGCATAAAAATCCATATTATTCAGATACTTGTTCACGTACTTATTGATTAGTGGAATGTAGTATTTTACAATCTTGGCTTTGATTCCACTGTCCTTGAACAAGAATACTAATTTATCATACGAACGAAGCGTGTCAAGGGCTTTTTGTTTCTTTTCCAAAAGTTTTCCTTGTTTGGATAGCAGATCAGAAAGACGGTCTTGAGCTTCTTGAATCTTGGCTTGTGTGTCTGCGGTTTCTACAACCGCCAGCATCTCCTGATCTAACTTTTGGTTTAGTTTAACCAGTGACTCTACTGTTTGCTCTTTGGCAGAAGCTTTGATAATTAGGTCGTTAAGTTTATTTTGAACACTGGTAATCTTGTTCAGATTATTCTTAGACATACCAATTGCTTCTTTTATGCGTTCTAGTGAACGGTTATGTTCTTGTGCTTTTTCTGTCTTTTCGGCAATAACTGTTTCTTTGTGTTCCTTGCTGATGGTTTGTTTGCAGGTTGGGCAACTTTGGTTCTTTTCAAAGAACTTGATGTCTTCTTGAACTCCCTCAATAGTACTTTCCAGTTTAAAAAGTACAATTTGTTGTTTTTTAAGTTCAGCACTGATCTGATCTCCCGGTTCTGTTTTGGCTTCCAGTTCCTTCATGGTCTTTTGAAGAGCTTTGATCTCCTTAGAAAGGGCCTTGATGGTTTCGGTGTTTTCTTCCAGAGTTTTTTTACGGTCTGCCACACGATCTGACGTGTTGCGTTGGTACGACTCCAACACCTCTTTGGTTGCAGAAACTTTCTCGTTTACTAACAATAGTTCAGACTCTACTGCCTGTAGGTTGCCTTTGGCAGTACCAATCTTGGTTTTTAGTACACCATTCATCTCCGAAAAAATACCGATGTCTAAGATATTTTCAATAACCAGACGACGATCTGCAGGGGTTAACTGCATAAACGGAATAAACGAAGACGAGCCTAGCACAACTACCTGAGAGAACGTTTTGTGGTTCATGCCCACGATCTGTTCTTCTAAGATCTTCTGGTAGTCTTTGCTCTTGGCGTCTTCGTTTACCAGTTCGTCGTCCTTATAGATCTTAAACACTTTGGGAGCCAGACCACGAACAATTTTATATTCTGTCTTGCCAATACTAAACTCTAATTCCACCACACAATTTTTCTTGTTGATACTGTTTACAAGTTGGGGAATGTTCATGTTGCGGAACGGTTTGCCGAACAGGGCAAAGCTAATAGAGTCTAAGAACGCAAACGATTTGCCGTTACCGTTAGAACCACACACCAGAGTTGTGTTGTTTTTGTTCAGGTTGATTTCGGTAAATGTATTACCAAACGAACCAAAGTTTTTAAAACGAACAGTCTTGAATGTGATCACTCTAAACTCTCCATGTAAATTTCACGCACAATATTCTTTAGCTCTTCCTTGTTGTCTGCTTCCATACCGTCAATTTCTTTATTGATAAGACTCAGAGTATCTTCGGATATATCCAGTTCGCCCTCTTCTTTGGTACGATCCGTGAGATCTTCAATAATACTAACGTTTGCTGGTTCAGCAGCGTACAGGCTGTCGATAAACTGATCAAACTTAGTTTCACTTTTCTTCTCGTACACCAGCACCTTTACATACGTTCCCTTGTAACGAGACGGATCAAAGTCTTGAATTAGGGTTCCGTTTCGCCATTCCACATTATGGAACATCTTCATGGGATTGGGAATAAACTGAAGATCACGGGTCTCTGTATCCAGCACATGAAATCCCTTGATCTCGTTGGTATCAATACTGGTCATCTGGTATTGTGTGCCCAGATAATGCACGTTTCCCTTGGAACTCTTCTTGTGGAAGTGACCAGACAGCACCAGATCAAACTTCTCTAGGAACTTGTCGTCCATGCCTTCACCAAACTTCACACCGGGCATAACTTCGTAACCACTTAGTTCTAGATGGCCTGCTAGTATGGTTGCCTTGGTGTCCTTGATCTTTTGCATGAAGCGGTCTTTGTTTTCTTCGTTGATCCACGGAACCATCAGAATAGTTGCACCGTTAAAACACACTTCTTGAACGTCCTCATACAAGTGAAATGAGGTATGGCATTCTGCTAGTACTTCTTTGGGTGAGTTTAATCGGTTTGTGTTTTTGTAAAACACATCATGATTCCCAAGAATACAGTGAAGTTCTACTCTATTAGCATCAAACCAATCAATAAATCGTTTCTTGGTGTGGTGAAGAGTATTGAAGTTTACAAATTTTCTGCGGTCAAATAAATCGCCTAGATGAAGAACTTTTGTAATTCCGTGCTCTTTGAGGTACGGAAAAAACTGATCTTCAAAAAACTTCAAGAAATGATTCAAAAACAGCGGAGAATCACCTCGTGCCCCAAAATGGGTATCACTAATAACTGCAATTTTCATATTTTCTTACGGCGCTTTTTGCGTTTCTTAGGTTCGTATTTCTTTATATCATTTTCTGATATTTGAAATAGTTCACCTAATGCTTCTCGTTCATTATCTTTTTCAAAATAGTTTTCTTTAAACCACTTATGTAGTGTACCATCATCCATCTCTTCTGTCAACTTAAATTTAACATAAGCTTGTTTTTTCTCTTTTTCTATTCGGCGTAAAAACGCATAATAAATTATTTGAGTAAAATAAGAAAATGGATTTTTGGATTTTCGGGGATTAAAATTATGAGCGTACATTAAACAATTTTCAATTGCATCGCCTATCATTTCATCTTTATATGAATACTTTGTAAAATTAGATTTAGAACACAGCCTTTCAGCTATCTTTAAAAAACATTGTCCTATAAAATCTGATACTGGTGGCCGGTCGTCACCGCTTTCTTCTGCTTCACGTATTTCTTTTTTCCATTTAATCATTTCATCTAAAAATTGTTTGTTATCGACGTAATGTTCGTCGTTTACTTTTTTAGATGCTTTTTTAGTTTGTTTTATTATTTTTAAGTCTGATTCTTCTTTTTTAGATTTTTTAGATTTTTCACTTGACATGATGTAAAATTCCTGCTATAATATATTGTCTGAGTAAAAAAGAGTATTAGTTATTTGTAATCATCAGATGACGGATCGGGATTCCAATCTGTCCAATCATTACCAAAATTCTTTTTATCTTTCTTATTTCCGGTAAACTTACCGGGATTCATACCCTCACCATTACCATTAGTAATTTGATTGATCATTTCACCAAACTCTTTACGGTCTAAAATACCGCTACGGAGCAGTTCAACTAAAACTTCTGGTGAAAAGATCATGTTCATAAACACCATTTTATCATCTGGTTTGCGTTTTGCAAGATCTTTTACATTAGAATCTTGTTCGTACATTTTATCACTCTTTTCGAGTAACTCTTGTATATGTTTGTCTATTATGTCAAAAGGATCTAATCCTGCTTGAGCTTCTGATAGCTCCATAGGATTAGGTTTTTTTGCTTTTTGTTTGGGTTCGTTTTGTTTATTTTTTTCTGCTTCATATAAAGTAGACGCGTCCACAGAAGCATTAATAATAGTATTAATAGCGTCTTTAGAAATTATTGCTAATTTGTCGTCAGACAACATTAACCAGTTTTTTAACATAAACAGTTCTTTCATGTTACCAAATAGATCAGATTGAACTATAGATTTAAAGATCATAGGACGATACACTTTAACGTTTCCGTCTTTACTTGTTCTTACCGTACCAATAATATCTTCACCCGATTTGAGTTTTATGATCTTGTAATGTTTCATGTGTCTCCTTTGGTAACTGAACAGAAATTAATTTGTAAGGAAATCCTTCATTAGTATATATTTTTAATCGTTCGCGTAAGTGATTCATACCGTGATTGGTGTAGCTCTTGTAACGAAGATCGTCCGCAATATCAATCAGTTTCATCTGAACTTTTGTGTCGCTTTTACGTAAACCTCTTCCGATAGATTGTAGTACACGAATGACTGATTTGGACGGAGAGGCAAACACAATGTTGTGTATGTTTCTTATATTTATGCCTGTTGAACATGTGCCGTACGACGCAATAAGAATTGCGTCCGATCCTTTATCCATAACTTTACGAATCTGTTCACGCTCTTCCACTTCGGTGGCTCCGTGAATAAAGTACACCGGCTTTTGTGATGACGCTTGTATTAGTTCGTACAGCGGTTTGCCTTGTAGTTCTACAAAGTTAAACAACACTAAAGTGTTGCCTTGCAATTTATTGCACAAGTTTTTAATAAACTGATTACGTCGTGGATTGCTAACAACCCAGCGTATCTCGTCCACGTACATCATTTTTTTGGTGGTTTGAATGTCTTCAGGTGAGTACTGAAGCTGTAAACAATCAATATTAATCTGCGATAACAGGTCTTGATCAATTAATTTTTTAGTGGTTGTGGTGTGATACGTTTGACCAAACAAGCCTTCAATAACCAGTTTGTGTGTTTGTGTGCCGTCTAGTGTTCCGGTTGTACCAATCCGGTACACGGTCTTCTTGGCTTTGCTCATGATTGATGTTAAGGACTTAGCCTTAAACAAGTGACACTCATCACCAAACACTCCTATAAAGTCGTCAAAGTACTCGTACGGCTGGTTGTAAATACTTTGCCAAGTGGAAATAATTATACGTTTGGTGGATGTTTTGTCTTTACCGGACATTACGGTGTGAATATTACGGTCTGCTTTCCACGAGTCGCGCTTGGAGTATTCTCGAAAATCAGCCAACATCTGGGCTACCAGACTGGTGGTAGGCACCACAATTAGTATTTTTCCAGTTGAGTGGTGGTCCAGTATCCAGCGACACAGCAGGTAGATCATTAGCGACTTACCAGAGCCCGTAGGAGACACCAGAAGGGCCCTAGAATGGCTCAGGGCGTGTTGGACGGCCTGTACCTGATAATCGTATGGGCGCACGTCTTTGCCCCCTGCGGTAATGCTCAGGCCGTCTATAAACCCTTTAACTTCGTTTGGAGTAGGAGAGGTGTACGGTAGCAGTTCTTGCTCCCACGTGTATCCACGATCTTTGGCAAATTTTACCACCAGATCGACTAGACCAGCAAAAATGGTCTGAGTGTACAAATTAAATAAACGAATTTTACCGTCCCATAATCGTTTTTTAAACGCAGGAGTGTATTGAAAGTTAGGAACAGTAAACGTAAAATATCCGTTTAGCTCCCTAGCCAGAGAACGATCACACTCTACCTTGACGTTTACAGAATCGGTTTGTGTGATCTTGATATCTACCATTAAACCCCTTGGGTAAATTTAAGCCAGTCTATCATGGAGCGTATCTGCCACTGGCGATTGTTGATAACTTTTACTATACTTTCCAGATACTCTACTTTTTCAGTTTGAAATCCGATACGTTCTTCTAACTTTAACCACTCTGGATCAGATTCAATCAAAATGTCTGCTTCGGTCTTTAACACGTTTAGTTCAAACGGTTCCCAGCCAAACTGTTCTAATTCTTCTTTGCTAAGACGCCCCGTATAATACAGCCACTTGTTACGACGTAATCCAGACTGTTCCAATTTTAGTTTCTTTAAACGCAACTTCTCGTCCATATACATGATGAGATACTTGTTGTGGAGTTGGGGCGTGTTTGCGGATTCACGATCTAGAGCGGTCTCATCGATCTTTAAATCTTTGGCAATCATTGTTTTTAATTCATCAAAATTCATATTGTATTATACATCAAAATAAGAGTCAAAACAAATATTAAACAACTCTTTCTACGCTATATCCTGTAAATGCAAATTCTGCTGTAGCAACTACTTCTGACGATTCTGGTAGTGTAGAACTAAACAAAAGACCGGATATTGATACAGGAAATAAATTTTTAAAATTAATTCTAAATTTTGGTTTAAATGAACTATTGGTTAGCAATAATGCTCCGTTAGATGTAGTTTTTCCTAGACCAGATCCACCAGGCGAATACGGCAATACGTCTGAGGAACACGACTGATCCAAATTACCAATTCCTTTCAACCAGTTCCATATTTCTAACCAGTTTTTTAAGTCTTCATCTACTTTAAATGTTATTTGTAAATTTTCAAATCTAAAATTACCTATAGGAATTTGCACAGGCAAACCAAAAGTTGTAGGTTGCTGTTCCACTCCTGTAACAATTCCTGGAAGATTTACTGTTTGGCAAAAATACGATAAATTAGAAACACGGTTAAGTGTAAATTCAAAATAGTTTGCTAATAACGGATTATGTGAACCTGTAAATCCTGACATACTATTATTTATGTAAACGAAAAGGGCTCCCTTTTTAGGGGGAGCCCTTGACGTTAGTTTTAGTTACGGTTTAGATCAGAGACCGAAACCGGTGTTACCGTGGAGGTTGTCTACACGGAAGATGCGGTAGTACACGTTACCAGCGGTAGCAGTACCAGCAGTGAGAAGATCCATGCTCTCCGAGAACGGATTGGCGACCATGCCGTAGCGGGTCTTGAATCCGATCTTGGGTTGGAAAGTGTTCTCACCGACTGCACGTACCATTTGTAGAGGAACGTATGGGCAGTAGAAGAGACCAGCATCGTATGGGCTGGCTCCGCGATAACCTACGGTAACAAAGTTAACGCCTAATTGAGCGTATGGATCAATATAGACCTTGAACTTGCCGTTGAGGATACCAGCAAAGGTGTTGCCGGTGTCATCGACCTCTAGTTGAGGTTGTAGGGCTGGGGTCAGGTTGAGGAAACCACCCATGGCGAGAGCTGAAGCAACGTCGCTGCTGCAGACAATGAAGTTGCCCTTACCACGACGAGTTTCCTTGGCGATTACGTTAGCTTCACGTTCAATTTGGAACATGAGGCCACGGAAACGCTCTGCACTCCAACGACCGTCAGAGTCGGTGTTGAGATCGTATACGCCACCGTAGTTGAAACCGTTGGTCATTGCACTGAGATCGCCTTGTTGGCAACCAACCTTAGCAACACGGTAAATGGTGGTGATCAGTTCACGGTTAATTTCGTTGAGAATTTCGGTGCTAAGGATGTTAGCAAGTTCGCTCTCAGCGTCAAGTCCGTGTACAGCCTTGAGGTCTTGGGCTAGCTCAGTGGTGTACTCAGCCTTTAGAGCGCGAGTTTTAGCTTCTACAGCTACACGCTCAATGCTGAACGACATTTCACTAAATGCACGGCTGTTGCCAAGTTGCTCGCCAGTGTTGGTAAGCATTGCACGGAAATCGTTAAAGGTTGCCGCGCTGTTGTTCTTAGCATCGCCACCACCAAGATTACCTACGCCACCGCTTAGGGTCCAACCTGTTGGAGCGATTGGAGCTACGCCACCGGTTGCCGAGAATGCAGCACCAGCAGCAGTACCACCCGAACCACCGAATACTGAGTAAGACTCTTGGAACAGAGCTTCACGACCGTTACCGACTGCGTCACCGAAGCGGCCACCGGTTAGAAGACCTTGACTGTCGTTTCTGCCGTAGCGGCTACGCATGGCAAAGATTAGGCCGGTTGGTGCAGTCATGGGTTGAACGCCAGCTAGATCGTAAGCCATGAGGTTAGGCATTGCACGACGAACTAGGCTGATGAGGATGGGGTCATAACCAGCAAGATTACCGCCGCCACCGATGCCGGGGCTTACGTTGGTAACGCTAAAATTACCGGCCATTTGGTTGCCGTACTCAGCAAGGTATTGCTCCTTGAGGGCACGTTCTTGGTTTTCTAGTAGAACTGAAGTAACCTTCTTACGATACGAGTCACCAATCTCAGGAAGGGCCTCGTGATTTAGTAGAGGATTCCATTTTTCTACGAGGGTATCGTAGGGTGTGCTTTGTGAAAAGTCCATTGACATGTTAGTTTCTCCTTGAGTTAAATATATTTAGACTTTAGATTTTTTTCATTTGACGAGACAGTGTGTTCATGTACACAGACATTGGTCCAGCACTGTCTGTTACAAGATCGTTGCTAATACCAGCAGATTCGTTTAGTGTGCCGGTAGTAGCAATTTCGGTTTCCTTGGCAACAACTGGTGCTGCTTTAAGGTAGTTTTCTTTGAGAATTAAAACTTTGTTTTTGAATTCTTCAGCGTTACTGAATTCAATACTTTCAGCCAGAGAAGCAAGACGCTCGGCGTCTACACTAGTCATATCGCTGGTGGTTTCTAAGAAAACAGCACGAGCTTGGCCTTTAACAATCTCTTGTTTAAAATTCATGTTTTCTTGAAGTTGCTCGTTTAGAGCAGCTTCAAGTTGTTGATTTTCAGCAAACAGGTCTTCAAGAACATCGTGCTTGGCTTCTGGTACTTCGACGTAGTGGCTTTCAAACAGATTCTTTAAGCCGTTCATAAAACTTTCAGCAATCTCGGTACGAATGCCGCCTTCAACAGCGAGCTTGTTTTCTTTCATCCACTCTTCAACAACGTAGTTGAGGTACTCGTCTAGACGACCAGCAAGACCTTCAACTGCGCTTGAAACTTCGTTTTCAACAAGCTCTGCACTTTCTTTGATTAGTTGCTCACGAATAAGATTAACTTTTTCGTTGAGAGCAGCTTCAAAGACTACTAGAGCTTTAGTCTTGAACTCTTCGCTAAGGTTTTCGCCAGAGAAGAGACCTTCTAGTTCTTCTGCGACAGCAACCTTGCTGCCTAGTGGGGCAGGAGCCTCCACAGGAGCAACGCCTGGTCCAAGTTTGCTGATGTTTTCTGATTGATCGTGAACGGGTTGTTCAGTGCCTAGAAATACACCTTTGCCTGAGGCGTCTTTGGTGTAGGTTCTGGCATCAATTAATGTAGGATATTTCATTTGTTGTTTTTGTTCTGGCATATTATTCCCCTAATACTATTGTTATTTATAATTTTTATTGTTTTAAATAAATTACGGTTTATTTAACGTTTACGATATTTGTTTTTAGCGTACATCCCCTATAATACTGGCGGCTAGTCTAGCCCTGTTTAGATCGCTACCTGGTCCACCAGCACTTGCGGCTATATTTTGTAGTATATTTCCGCCAAGATTTATTCCCGATCCTATCTGGCGAAGTGCCTTAGATTTAGATGTTAGTAGTGGTCCTGCTATTGCGGTCTGGGCTAATCCTATTCCTTTTCTAACCAATTCAGGGCTTGGAGCACCTGCGGCAGTGGCAATAATATTTGTTAATCCTGGTCTGGATAACATATGTTGTATGGTTCGTTCAGCTTTGGCTTTAGAGTAGCCTGTTTGAGACGGAGTAAACGCCCAACGATCTTGAGGGTGGGCAAATTGTAACGGATTTAACCCCATTAAAACGTCGCGGATTGCTATAGAGGGCGTGCGTTTTACTGTTTTACCGGTAGAAGTTTGTTTTGTTTTAATTGCGGTACCAATATCAGAAATTTTTTGTTTCCACCAGTCCATACCAGACGGCCCACCAAACGGACTTCCGTATGGTGCTTCCAGTAGAACTTTTAATTCGCCACGATTAAAATTAAAAGTTTCTGCTACTGCTTGAGGTCCGGTCTTTGTTGCTCGCATAGTTTTATAACGAACATCTCCGGTGCTGTCTGTGCCCTGACCGTATGAATTTAATCCAGACATTCCCCTATTTGCAAGACCTGTGGTTAAAATTGGTTGTGCTTTAGCAGCGTTTGCCATAGCTCTGATTTGTATTTTATCCTCTGGTGTGCGGCTTGTCATCGGAGACGGAAAAACGTAACTTCCACCATATCCTGATACTGAACTAGGAATTTGACTTGGAGGTGAACTTCTTGGCGATAACGGCTGTCCTGTTGCGCTTGTTGGAGCTGGTACTGCAGGTGCATTTGTTGGTGTCGGTACGGCAGGTTGTTGGTTTTTACCAAACTCACCAGTTTGTGTGGTGCTATTGTTATTTTGAGTTTGTTGAGGTTGTTGTGCATCAGAATATTGTGCTTGTTTTGGTGGACTAACAGAGGATGCGCCACCCAAACCTAAAGCAAATTTTGAATCCTTTGCAACTTCTGCTTGAACAGCAGTTACCTTCATGTTTCGTTCGCGTACAGCTCTATTTTTTTGTTTGGTTGCTTCTGCTTCTGCTTCCCGTTGAGCTGCATCTTCTTTGCTCCACTGACGCTGTAATAATCCTAATTGACGTTGAACTTCGCGGTTAGACGGATCGGCTTTCTTTAATTCGTCCATATCAATTACTTGTCCGTCTGGAAGAGTTACTTTTCCTGAACGTGTTGCCAATTTTTCTTGACGTCTTTTTGCCCATTCTAATTCAACAGCCTTTTGACCGGCTTTCCTGTCTTCTCTGGCTTTAGCTTCTTCTGGCGAAAGTTTTGCACGCTGTAAACCAGGACGCTCGGGATCAGGTTCCCATTCTACTTTATTTTTTCCCTCAGCTCGCGCTTTGGCTCGGGCTTCTGTTTCCGCTTTTGCTTGTGCAAACTGTTCAGGAGTTCCAACCACAGTGGTTAAATGACCACCAACGACTGATGTGTTAGGAGCAAGAACTGTGCTGCTGGTATCGCTTCTACCGGTTGTGGGGTCTGTTGCGGTTGGTATTCTTTGACCGTAGTTAGGATCTTTTGCGAGTTCACGATTACGAACATCACCAATCTCTTGGCCGGTCTCTCGTGCTTGCCTTCCCCATTCGTCTACTTTATTTAAAAAGTCTTTAACAGAATCAGAACCAGGGCTTGTTTGTGTTACATTTTTATCTTGATTTTTAATATTGGCTATGGTTTCTTCTGTTTTAGCCATCTTTTCTTTATCTTTAGAATCCATACCATTCCAGGTTTCATCTGGAATCCAATCCGGTTTTTTAACATCGGTTTGTTCTACTAAAAATCTAAGATCTACTCGCATATCAAATCCTTTTTAAGAAATCTTCAAAGAGTTTTATTGCTTTTTCTTCTAGTTTTCGTGAAGACGCTTTTTTAATCTCTTGTCGATACTCTTCTATAGTTCGTTCTTCTAAAATTCCGTTATTCCAGATCCATTCTTTACCTTCCATGATACCGTTTACAAACGCACCAGGAGCTGAAGGATCCGCAACAATATCAACAGCAGAAAGCATAAAATCTGATTGAACTTCGTTGTAACCGTTACGTTGTTTTAGTGAACCCATGCCACGACTAGACACACCTAGTTTAGCACCCTCATCAATAAGATTTTTAACAATGTTGCCCATGGGAGTTTTCATGATTTTGGCTTTACCCCAAACATCATTACCGTTGGTGTTAAATTCTTTGATGATGTGTGAAACACGATCAAGATTTACGGTAGGACTTGCAGGGTGATTTAGTTCGCCAAACGCACGATTGTTTTGAACATAATCTTTGCTGTAACGAGCAACCTCGTTTAGCAAAATACCTTTAGGGTATACTCTTTTATTACGATTAAGGGTATCTGCTTGCATGAAAGGACCTTCAATAAAGTAGGTCTTTTCACCGTTCTCGTCAGATTCAGTTAGAAATTTTACCTCTTCAACTGTTTCTGTTATTAGTTTCATTCGTCTTCCTCTTCATCAGTTTCTTCATCTTCTTCTGACTCCTCATCAGTTTCCTCATCTTCTTGGTCTTCGGAGTCGTCTTCTTCTTCTTCTTCGTGTTGTTTCTTACTCTCGGTTTCTTCATCATCGCCCTCTTTGTTTGCCCATTCTGTAGAAGCCTTTTCCCAATCCGAAACTTCACCGTCTTTGTTTTTATCGGCTTTTTCCATATCCCACTTTTCAAACAGGGTTGGAGCATACGATTCAAACTTTTCACTTAAAGTTTGTGTAAGTTTTTCGTTTAATTGCTCTTTTAAGAGAGTTTGTGCTTGAACTAAATTCTCTTCAGCAATCATATTGATCAGAGCGTGTATTGATTTATTACTCATGGTTCATCCTTTTACTTTCTATTTTTGCCAGTTTCACTATTCTGTTGAAAGATTCTTGTGATTCTGACAGTAATTTTAGTAGTCTTTCTTTGTTAATATTATTTAGATTTTCATAGAGTTTACTGACACAATTTTGTTCTTCCACATCTAAAATACCTATATTTCCGTCTTTTAAGCTGTATGTTTTATCCGGATAAAATTTTTGAACAGTTTCTTTTATTTCTTGTTTTTTCTCACTACAAGCAGAACCTGTTTCAGAAGTATTTAATATATTTTGGCGTTCCATTAAAGACGCATTATATAAAATGTCTGTGGCTCTGTTTGTTATTTCTTCCTTTAAAACTGCTTTAAATTTATCCGGATGGCCATGAAGAACAAATTCAATTAGTCTTTTTTTAGTGTCCATTATTGTGTTCCTTGTTCTTGACCTTGGTCTTGGTCTTGCTGCCCTTCTTCAGGAGTCTGACCACTAAGCATCTGCTGATACATTTGCATTTCTTGAGCTTCTATTTGTTGTTGTTGCTCTCTGTTTATTTGGGCATTAATTTCTAGTATTTCTTCTTCAGATTGCATCAAGAAGTGTTTACGCACGTATTCTTCAGAAAAGAATTTTCCAACGTATGGAGTTACAGCAGCAATTATATCCAGTCTTTCACGAAGAATATCGTTTCTTTTTAGTTCGGTAAAGTACGAATCTTGATTAAACGTAAATGCTATATCTTGACTTATACGATTCCAGTCTTCTTCGGACATTAGCCCTTTTAATAGAACTTGTGTCTTTAGAATGTCGTAGAACAACACACTGAAACGCTGACGAAGTGCATCAATGAATTTACCAAACTTAACTTCGTCTCTGGTAATCTCAGCAGAACGGCCCATATTAAATCCGGTGTCGGGCATCATACGAGACAAGGGAACACCAAGGGCTCGGTAGAGTTTTTGTTGTAGATACAAAACGTCTTCCATCTGACCCAGATTTTGACCACCGTCTAGAGTAGTGATCTCTGTGCCGCGCCCACCTTCACGACGAGGCATCCAGTAGTCTTCCAACATGTGCATATGATTACGACCATCACGAATCTGGCCTGTTGCAGAATCGTACGTAATTTTATTACGATAACGATTCATAATTTCGCGTAAATATTGCTCTGCTTTTTGCTTGGGAAGATTACCTACGTCTACGTAAAAAATGCGGCGTTCTGGTGCACGAGATATTCGATATATTGCAACCGCATCTTCAATTTGTCGTAACAAATTCAATGGGCGTACAGCTTTTTGTAGATATCCAACAACACGTTTTGTGGTAGCATCTATTATACCTGAAGACGCATACGCCACAGAATCTGGGGCAATTCTCCAGCCTGTACTTGTTGTGGGATACGCAGCGTCTTTATCTGTATCTGAATACAGATAAAATTCTTCTATTTTCTTTACAGGAGAAAACGGAGCAGAACCGCCCCATATAGCTTTATCTTTTTCTATCTTACGAATTTTCTTTATCTTAATGGGATCTACAGGAACAAGTTCTACTATACCTTTCTTAATGTCGGTCTTATCGATTCGCTTGTAATAAAAAAGTTTAGAATCAATATACCATCTTCTAAAAATATCAGATCCTTTATTTGAAAAATCCATTAAACGTAAAATGTAATTAAATTCCGTATAAATTTTTGTTTTAATAGAATCAGACAGATTAACTCTGTCTAAATTTAATTTAATAGGCTTTCGGTCTTGGTCTAATACTATTGCTTCGGTGACTATGTCTTCTATGGCAGCATCAACCTCTGGGTATAAAGACATTGCACGATACTGTGCAAGCATCTGATTTTCATCACGGATAGCTCCGGAAAAATCAACAAATGTTCCAAAAACACCACCTGTTTCTAAAATATAAGAACCGTCATACGCATCAGGAGTTAAAATTTCACCTGATGGTCTTGATTCTTCTTTTCTCTTTTTTCCTATAGAATATCCAAATAATTCAAATTCCATAATATATCCTAATTTCAGATACCGCTTTGAGTGCTATACGGAGCACCTTCATATGTATAGTGTGAATACACCAGTGTTACTGCAAATGAAGCTAAAACATTATCTTGGCTCATGTCTAGAACTAGAGGCCCGATTCCTATGGGCCACACATTAAACAGTTTAAATGCACGACCGTACAGAGCACTATCGCAATTTAACTGATATTGTTTTACAGTCCAAACGTCACTCCATAAACTGCTTAAATCAATACCAGTTTCAAATGTGGTAATATTTCCTGTATGTGAATTAATTTGGTCGTGCCAATCGTGGAACATTTTAAATAAATTCTGAGGATCGCTTTGGCCGCCTGCATGATCATCTAAAACAGTAATCTGCCATGGCTGATACACACGATCACCAGAATAAGTAACGGTTCTTCCTCTATAATTAACAGAAACGGGACCAATAGTAGCTTCTGGTATGCTGGCACTTCTTACGTGAAACGGAGTTAATCTGTTTGTGGTGCTGGTTCCTGGCCCAACATTTCCTTCCACAGTAAATCTGTTTAGACGTGTTCCACCTTTAAAGTTTTGTATGAAGTCGTTAATGGAGTGATTTCCGGCCATTTTAAATCCTTTATTAGATTATTGTGACACTAAATACTGTTTCTCCATCAGCATCATTTAGTACATTGAGTATTATAGTTTCTGTGTATGCGGGCAGTGTTAGTGATATATTTACTCTAAGTTGACCCTGACTTATTGTTGACGTTGTATTGTTGGTATCGTTGCACAATACTGAATATGTGCCACCAGCAACAGGAGAAAACACGTATAAACTCTTCAAGAAAGAGTCTACACTCTGAGTCACGATTTCTCGCAGAGTTGCGGTGTTTGCTTGATATAAAAACTCTCTAAGTATGCTTTTTAGGTTTCGTTTAATATAATTTAGAGTTACTACAACGTTAAGCCGATTTAGTATAGAACTTGTGTTATTTTTATAGGTTTTATTGCCCATAAGGAACACGCCGATTCCTGCATACTGAACCACCGGGTTTATATTGTTTGTTTTTAAATATCCAATTTCTATGTCTGTTAATATTTGTGGAAGTGATACCACATTTTTAATAGCTTTCGTTGCTCCCACTCCGGCTACAATTGCAGATATGTCTGAAATATTAGCATTATACGCAATTAAACCAGCAATATCAGCACTACAGTTTACAACCTGATACGCACTGGGCCAAGTTGCTAACACTTTGGTGTCTATGGTTTTTCTGCCACCAATAAACGAAACGTATTCAGTATGGGCTAGAGTAACACCAAAATCTTCTACTTCGGAATCGTATAACGCATCAATACCTGTTAGATTAGATTTATTTCCAATAATTGCAACACAGTCTTGGCGGGTATTAGCAATATTAGCCGCACCACCTGCAGAATACGTGTTTCCGCAATCAAATACTACATCTAATTCTGGAACTAGTCCTAAATTGTGAAGGGGGGTTGATGTTAGGCTATAAGATGTATACGATCCAGTAGAGCCCGTGCCACCAACGTAACAGGTTCCGTATCCATAATCAAGAAACTGATACACAGAAAGCCATTCACCACGCCAAGCCCCTGTGGGACCAGTAGTGTAGTTTTTATTGGTTAGTCTGGAAATCCAATCAGTTTTGCTGGGAACGGTCATCAGACCACGTTCTATCTCTGCAGTAACTCCTAATGCAGGAATTAATCCATTGGTAGACAGAGTTGCAGCTTTAAAGTTATATGCCATATTCTCCCCTTACTATACATTATATTTATATTTTTATAGATTTAAGTCTTCTTCGCTGTCTTGGGAGGAGATAAATCCAAAACTAAACCAGTCTTCTTCTTCTATTTTCTTAATTTCTCCGTCAAAAAGCTCTTTTCTGATGTCTATATTTGTTAATTCTTTAAAATATGATTGTTTTGTTAACCAAGAAAATAATACCAAACACATAACCAAATCGTCTGTATGGCCATCATCTGCGGCAAAAGTATTGTATTTTGCCACAAATGATAATAACTCTTTAATAATATCTTCGTCGTGTATTAGTAGTTTGTCTTGTTCTATTAAACTTTTAAGTATAGAACAGCCCAGCTTTTTAACTGTTGCAGTAGTTCTAACACCAAAAAGAGCTTCTCCTTTTCCAAATCCACCGTTCAGCACCATACCAGAACGACCTTTACTCATACTCATAAGAATATTGTCGTATTCCAAGTCATAGTGTAATATATCTGCAACTTGACCCCCAATATCATTTACTTCTACCAAAGCATATGCGTCTTTGTATTTTTTGCCCATGGTTGCTATGATGGTTGGCAGTAACATGGGAGATATTATATTATTTCTATATTTTGCAACCACTTTGTATGGGGCGTCCGTTATATCAAAGACCAATATAGCACTATAGTCTTTGCCCTGACCTCTAGACGTGTCTACAGTCATCACGTATACTCTGTTGTCTTTAGGTTCTTCGTAGATCCACAATCCTTCTTTGGTTTTGCCCAAAGGAGTCTGGGGGCTAAGGGTGTGTAGTTTTGCAGACGATATTAATGTGTTAGAAGAACCGATAAAATCGCAGTCGTATTCACTTTGAAATTTTTGCTCACCACCAGAACCTCCGCCTAACTGTTTAATGGTTCGTTCTTTCCATTTTTGATCACGCATAGGACCACCGGGATACAGCGGAACCTGACCCCAATGAACTTCAATAGGAATGTATTCGTTTCGGCCTTCTTCGCCGGGGCTGCGATTTGCCCCCTGCCAAAGACTGTAAAACATATTTAAACCGTTAGGAGTTGATACTATTATAACTTTGGTAGTCTGGCCCGAAGTAATTGTGGGATACACGGAGCTAAAAAATTCGTCAGCAACATTTGGTGGAACGTGAGCAAACTCGTCTAAGAATATAACGTTATACGAACCACCACGAACAGCGGACGCCGAAGTTGCGGATGCCATTACCCTCGACCCGTTTTCTAAAGAAATGGATGTTTTATTCCATTCCACAACTCCATGTTGTAACCATTTTGGAAGATATTCGTACGCTTCTTTCAAGCGTTTCATAATTTCTGTGGCAGTTTTTAGTTTGTTGGCAAGAATAGCAATATTAACGTTTTGATTAAACACAAGATAGTGAACCATCCATGCAACTGTAGTTGTGGTTTTACCTGTTTGACGAGGCAATTTTGCTATAACATAGCGATTATTTTGTATTGTATTGACTATTTTTTCTTGATAATCGTATAGTTCAAAAGGCTCTAATCCTTTATCCAGAGTTACTATCTTAATATATTTTTTAATAAAATAAACAGGGTCATTAGAACACTTAATGTATTCTTCTACCTGTTCTTTTGTGAACTGTATTTGCATCCCAACTTCTTTCAAGTTGGGATTGCCTAAATATCCTGTTTTCTTTTTATAGCCCATTGGTATTATCAAAAAGCGTTTGACTATCCAAAGCCTTTTTACGGCTACGGTCTTTGTTAATCAAATCTTGTAATTCACTAGTAGAACCAACGTATATAGAATTGTTGGTTGTGTTTTTAACGTTTACTGTCTCTTTCTTAACAGCTTTAGCTTTTTGGTGCAGATCTAATAGGTCTTTATTCATATCTGCAACAGTTTTTAACAGCTGCGACACAACCTCATATGCGCGAGGAGAGTCGCCAGCTTTTGCTACTTTTAATATTTCTTCTATTGCGTCCGTACCGTTAGATATTAACAGTTTTATATTGTCTTTAGCGTACTCAAAATCTTTATCTAAATTTTTTTCTTCTTTAGCAGGTAAGGCTTCGGAAGTTATCGGTTGTACTGGGCCAATAAAATCAATACCTAATGATTTAGAAATAATATCATCACTCATATAATTAAGGTCCTGTTATGCCAAATGTAATTCCGTCGATAAGAATTTTTCCAATACCCTGATACGAAGTAACATTGTAGTCGGATTTTACTCTACCAAACACGTACGATTTTGCATTAAATATAAACGAACTAACAATCATGCGTCTAGTGCTAAAATCTCCTTCGTAATCTTCTAATAGACTAGTTTGTAACAAAGATATAGGAACGTCTACTTTTCTGTGAATACTTGTAAAATTTAAACTTATAATAAATTCTGGAGAAAAATTTGGTAAAATTTGCTCCATTATCTGAAGATTTTCTTCTATGTTTCTGGTATACGCGTACACACCAAATGTAAAATTATATGGAACTTCCATATAAGAAGTATCACCAGTCAATCCAGTGGTGCTCTGTTGTTTTTTATGTATTTTGTTTAAATGTCTTGCTGGATCATATGTAATATTTGTCATCTCAAAACTTAACTGTGGTAGATTTACATCCACACGAGTTTTGTCGCTAATAGAGCTAGGTAGTGTTAAACGTTTAACGTATTTTTCTTTGGCGGAATATGTTAGAGGCACTAAAAAATCTCGGTCAGATCCATTAGTGTATTTTTGCATTATATGAACGTTGTTAAATAAAGAACCAAATCCAACTACAAGCTTTCGTATCGATTCGTTATTGTAGTATGTAAACATTAGTAGTTTCCTTCAGAGAAAGGATCTGTTTCAGTAAAATCTAAAATTTCAAAATCTTTATCTAAACGCTCAATCTCATCATTCTCAGCAGTAAGACCTTTATTTTCTGTGTCTGCGGCATCAATGTCTGTATTTCCGGTATGTACATCCTCTTGATTGTAAGTAAACAGTTCACATGATAATCTATACGAATACAGTTTTCCTAACTGATAAAACGGATTTTCGTGCTCAACAAAGTTTATCTCAAATAAAGCTCGGGCTAACGGAAAAAATACTAGATCACCTTCGCGTGGTCTGGTTATTGATGGCGCACGAGTTTGAACTTCTTCTATAAAACGTTTTTTAGATACCGTTAGATTAACATTGTCTTTGATTTCAATACCAAATTTGCTTACTATATCTCCTTGACCCTGAAATCCAGTAACAGAATCAATATACATTTCTAGTGGTATACCGGTTTTAAAACTAACTCCGGTTTGCTCACCAAATAGCACATCTTGGTTGTATTTTTCTCTGGGAATGTACACCATATCTCTACCCATTGTTTTAATAATTTCAATGGTCAGATCTTCTACAAGATTCTGCTCTCCTGAATAATCTTTGAAATATGGATTTACTGGCATATCAACCTGTCATAAAATCTATCGGTAGCTGAGTATTACTCATAAATTCTGCTTCTATTTGTGCCATTTCTTGTATAGCTTCGGCGTACAGTATTCCGCCACGCATAGTTACACCACCGGGCAAAGCAACACCGTCAAATTTTGACATGTTTGCTCCCCATTGTTTTTTTAGTAACGCTGTAAGATACCGTTTAAGATAACGGTCATTGTATATCTCTGTATATTTTTGTGGGTCTAAAGCAGCGTATGCTTGTATAACCAGCCACTGGCCTGGTACAACTTCTTTCCCCCAATCCATGTCTAAATGAATTTTATTAGTTACTTTACTAAAATTAACTGCTTTTTCTGGTTGAAAATAATCTTCAATTAGTTTTATGTACCGCATCATGGCATCGTAATTAGCAAGACCCATAGAATGAGTCCCTTGAAGATTTCTGTTTACACCAAAGTAATCGGTTAGGGCCATCTGATAACGAATATCAAACATGTTGATGTTTGCAAAATTACCAAATTGCATAACTTTAACCACAGTGACTATTTCTTTTCCTGTGGGACCGTCTACTCCATTAGGATACGAAATATTCTCTGTGGAAATGTACTGATTAGTTATATCTTGTTCTGTTACTTGATATTTAAAAAATACCTTTTCAACACCATCAAAATGGCGTTCTGTAAAAAAGTCTAAAGCTTCGTCTAAGCGGTCCTCGCACTGCTGCCAGTCTACGTTTATTTCAACAACGGGAGAGCCAAGCTTACGTAAGCAGTATTCGATTAAAGTTTGTCTAGAATTTGGATTTGCCATAAATTACCTATACGTATTTATGGCATTTTAAAGTTTATTGGTTTGTTTGCTGGGTTTCTGGATTCTGTGGTGGTTGTTTAGGATCCGGAGACGACACTGGTGTTGCCAATATTTCATTAAAATCTATATTTTCAATATAGTATCGTCTAGTAATAGGCTCATTTGCTTCATCCGGTTCGCTTTGTTTGTAGTTGGTAAATCCTGGCATATTTAAAGGACAGTTTAGATTTGGGTAGTCTAATTTACTGTACTCTGATTCTTTTGCCATCAGCCAAGTATGAGGCTTATCACCACATCCGCACCCACCACAAAAATGTTTACCAGGGGTCTGGCTTTGTTTTAGATGTTCACATGGAGGCAGCTCACCACCACGATCTGTATTACCAAAACAACTTAAAACACGTAATTGTTTTACTGGAATACTTGTTTTTTTATTATTTATTCCTCTAGACGCCATAGCGGAGGCAAAGCTTTTAACCATGCTCATCTTATTTAAGATACCGTTTTCTTGAGGAATTTGGTTTACAGTTCTGAAAGTAGGAACAGAATTAGTTGTTGGAGTCTGTTCTTGAGTATTGGTTTCAGTTACCGGTTGTTGATTTTTGTTTTTATTGCATCCACATCCCATAATATAAACTCCTATAGTATATAGTAGTATATAACAAAAAAATTAATAGTCAAAAATTAATTTGTTTCTCTGAACGCTTTTTTGCATTGTTCAAGATCGGTTTGATAGTCGTCTCTGGTTCTTCCCCAATCATCGTAAAAATCTTTCTTTAATTGCTCCATTTTTTGTTCGTATTTTTCCTGGCAATTAGAACCACCAGAAGCAGTGCAGTGATCTCTTTCTTTTTGTGCTTGTTCTTTTAATTTGTTGTATTTATCTGTTAATTGTTTTTGTTTTTGCAACAACTTTTGAAGTATGTATTCCATACAATCAACTAGTAATTTAAAATCGCCTTTGTAGGATATAACACCTCTAGTATATCCATCTAATATTTTGTAAGGTCCTGGAATTTTAGGAAAAAGTGGTGTTCCTGCTAAAATTAAATCTATTACATAAATTCTTCTAAACAAACGAATTTTTGCTGATGCTTTTCTGTTTAATAACGACACTTTTCCGTAAGTGTCAGTTTCTAGTGCAGTTTGAGCGTAATTATAATAGTTGGATTGTATTTGTTGAGTGTTACCCAATTTAAATCCTGTAGACGACAGATACAGTCCTTCTTTTATATTTGCTTGTTTGTATGTTTCTGTGTCCAGTTTTATATTATTAAAATAAAACGCAAGTTCGTCTTGACTGGGAAGATACCAGTCCTGAAATCCATTTTTCTTATAATTTTTTATTATTTTAAATAGTTGAGTTTCGGTGTTGTTTTGTGTATTGTATAAGCCGTCACTATACGACACATTTATGTTTGCTGGGGCTTCATCCGACTCGTTGAACGACATTTCAAATTCTAAATCCTCATCATCAGCAATAAGAATCCATTTTCCTATAGTATTAAAAGAATTGCTGGACCTTGCTTTATACGGATTACCATCACCTGTATTGGTGTTTCCGAAAACGGTAGACTCACTATTTTTTATAACACTAAACGTTCCAATATAAATTCCACCCTGATAATACTGTCCTATCTGTGGTACTTTTTGAAGTTCATTTGTTGTGTTTTCTAACTCGTATGTTGTTATAACTGGTGGTATTCTAGGATTGTCTGTCATTGATCTTAAAATACCAGAACAAATATCAGATTCACACGAATATAGCTGTGTATTGTGTGGTGGTGCCCAAGTTCCACTGCACTTTCTTTCTAGTGTTTTGCTACAATCTCCTACGTCTCCACAACAATAGCCTACAAGTACATCTTGCGTTATATTGGCGTCTCTGTTGTCTAAAAATACTTGATCTGGATTTAAATTCTCAACGCCACCACACGACACGCTTCCACCTTGCTCAATGCACGATCCGCCCAGAGTAAATGTGGGGTATAATCCGTCTGTTAACCCTTGATTTTTTTCAGCACAGTCTATAGCACTGTCCACATTTTCGCACACTTGTGAATAGATGTCATTACTTTTTTCCCAATAACAACACGCTCCATTTGTGCCTATAAAAGTAGATCTGCAAGTTGCAGTTTGTGGGCAAAACGCATTGTTTGTTCCGCCAAGAATAAAAAATCCACCTTGACAAAGTGTTCTGTTAGCAACCACTCGTGATGTAGAACAACACCAACCACTACCAGTCGTAATTACTGTTGGTTTTAGCTGTTGATTGGTTATTCTTGATCTAAAATGTATGCTCATATTAACAATCCGGAAGAGTATTACAATCGGTAGTTACAGAACAATCCATTAACACACATTGAGATTTACCTGTTTCTTCGTCTGTTATTAATTTATATTTAGTGTTTCTAGACCCAGAAGAAGTTAAACTAAGACGTAGTGTGTTGCGATCTATGCTTATAACTTTAGTTTTTTCTACTAGTCTATATCCAACCGGTTGGTAGTATAGATTCGCTCTAACTGTTATAAACATATTAATTTTACCGGGAGTGCTGTACCCAATTGTTGGGAATCTATTTTTATTTAAAAAAGGATCGCTGTCCATATCGTAAATAGACGAAATGTAATCTGGGCCAAATGTTGTAACATCGTCGGTATAATTTACAATTTTAACGTTTTCATCTGTATCTGTATCTTTATCTTTATATTCGTACCACACATTAGACTGCATTTCTACGATTTTCCATTTAGTATTTTTTATAACATATCCTGGTATATCTTGGTCAAATTCTACATCTATGCATGATGGGTTATTCTCACTACATCTTGTTGTTATGTTAATTTGAAATTCGTCTGCTGACCTAGGGTTTACAACACAATTAAAGTCTATACCGGGCAAAAATGAAGTGCTTTCTTTGTGTTTTTTTACTATACGAACTGGAGCATTTCTTGTGTCGCCCCCATCACAAGGATACGCATACCATTCGTAAAATTCTTTTTGTTGTCCGTTGGTATAATACACCGTAAATTCATTTGTTTCTAACAAATTAGATTTTATCTGTACGGGGGTTCCACTTAAAATTCGCGGCAAGTTAAAAAATTTATACGTATTGTTTGGGTTATTACACGAATCTCGGTATAATGTATTTACATCTTCTCCTAATGGATCGGTAGGATGACCCAACACGTAATACACAGACTCGTTTGTTTTTTCTTCTAGCCCTGAAGCACCACGACCATAAATTCTGGGAGTCAGTATTGTATCTGTTCCACTTGTTGTTTTTTCTATTATTATTATTCTGTTTACAGACGGTTGTAGTGTACACCGAACATTGCTACTTGTTATAGAAGAAGAATACGGAGACCCGTTTCCAAAACAAAGATTTAAACAATCACTGTTGGTGCACGCAGTAACAGACCCATCACAATCAGAACAAAATAAAGGATACCAAAAAAGTTCGTATAACTGTTGTTCTATAAATGCGTACTGCTGACTGCTGCTGTACCAGTTTGTAGTTTCGTTTATATCTATTCTGAAAGATTTTGTTCCAGTACCCGAACACGCATCCTGGTCATATTCGGTTTTTGTTAATATTAATTTTCTACACGAACCGGCTCCGGTGGTATTTGAAACTTTAATTTCCGTTATTCTGTCTATAGAATATTCGTTATCGTGTTCAGAAACACAAGAACTAGTAGCACAATTTCCACGGCCTCCAGAACCACAGCTTCTTTCTGCTTCACGCCTGGTACAAATTATATCGACTACACACCCAGGTTGTGTTGCGTCTATAAAATCTGTAACTGTTCCGTCTGTTGCCACTGTGAACCAAGCTTTAATTATTATAGCATAAGTGTACTTGGTACTTGTTCTAAATGCGCAGAGCTCAGCATGCCCTGGCACGCCACCATTACCGGAACAATACATACTGTCTACAGTCCCAGTATAAATTACAAAAAATCTAGGTTTAGAAGTTGTGGATCCAGTAAAATCTAAACAACTTGAAGCACCAGAAGGACTGGTTATAACATCGGCGGGGCAACAACTAGCGTAAGCAGGATTGCTAACAAATGTTATACCTTTACCTTGATTTGTGGAATTAAATAAAACTTGAAGATTATTGTCTGGATTTACACTATCGCTAATACTATTTTTTATATTGGTCATTATATAATCAATATCTTGAGAAAGTGTCACTCCCGCTCTAACAAGATCGTTTTGTAGTTGTGATGTGTTTTCTATAGAAACTTCATGCCAATACGGATATCTGGTTTGATTTTCTAAAGAAATGCCTTTGCAGCTGTCTACATCTATTTGTGATCCAGATCCAGGTCCACTATAAGCCGTGACAGGAACTGCAGTATTACACGGAGCATTGCAGTTTGCTGGATTAAATTGGTGATCTATATGTGGGCACTGTTTTGCAACGTCCTCGCCCATTATACTTTCTGCATTTAGAGCTGTAATTTTACAGTCATTAACGTGTTCCACATCAGACGTTACAGTACAAACTGGTGTAGTAACGTATTTACCTTCTTCATTTTTTGTTAAATTTACACAAAAATCAAAAGATCCGTTTTGTTTTTGGACAGGATAATACGTTCTTCTACTGTTTAATTTATTATAACAGTCTCTACAATAACGATTAGCAAAATAGTGTGTTTTTATCAGCACACTATTAGGAACACCAGCACACGTATTTATCACGCTGGGTTTTAGGTTGTATATTAAACTAGATTTATCTACACCGGAACTGTCTTTTAATTTTACAGTAAAGGGAGTAGGAGTATAAACTGTTCCCGGAACCATTGCATCTTGAGAATTATTAAATTGTAGAGTAAATGTTAATCCTGGGTTTAGATTAGGGGTTGATATAGTATATACTCCAGAAACATCTTGTACGCCCAGATGATCTTTGATGAAAAATTCTCCTTCTAACGCTCCTCGGGAATCATTAATTGTATTTGGTATTTCTACCTTTGAATTTGCTTGATTTGTTTTTACGTTAAATGTTGCTATTGTCTGTGGATTTGCTACAGATGCAGAATTAGAATATTCAATAACTGTAGACGATTCTGGGGGATCCACGGTTTCTACCGTATACACCAGATTACATGGCCCACGAACACTACAGCTAGAAGATCCAAACACACCACCTGCGGCAGCACATACGCTGCGCTGAACCGTATCGTAACATGTTCCGTTTATACAACACGAACCAACATCACAGGTATTAGCACAACTAGCTAAAGGAGTAAATACACCACGATATACATCAGTACAAACAGATTGTGTGATGTAGTCTTCACAAGTGCCGTCTGTTTTACAACACGAACCTATACCACCATATTTAATACCAACACCAGAATCGCCAAAGAAACGATCAACAAACGATGCGTAAAAAGAATTATTATTTATAGGATCTGATTCAATTCTAAGAATATTCATTCCTGGACTAAACGCGTAATTTTGTATACCTGTTATTCCATTTTCAAAGTACACATTTTGTGGGAAATTCCAAACATCACTGCCTTCAATAAAAAATAACCAAGTTTTTAATTTTTGTGGAGCGTTTGTGTCTACGTAAAATGAAGTTATACCAACCGGAGTACTAATTTTAAAAACAGAAGCTTTATTCATATCCAACACGTAACCACCAGAATCTATGCTACGTATTCCATTTGTTTTTAAAACGCTAACAGGATTAAAACTTCTGTTTAAACTTGATATAGGTAAAAATGGATGGGTAGAATCCAAATACGTTTCAACATCGTTTATTTTATTGGAAACAGCATTTGCAGTCAAACCAAAATTTAATGTTCCAAAATTTGTAGAAGATTTAAACGAACTAGTATCGTCTTCTGTTGTTTGATTTTCAATTTTAATTTTAGTTTTAGTGGCAGTGTATGAACTGTTAGTATACGCTAAGAAATTATCTGTGCTTATACCGTATAGGACAGAACCTGATGGAAGATTTTGAACAGTTACTAATACTTCTCTGCCATCTGAACTCATTGAAGTTGTAACGTATTCGTTACCACCACAAATTCCTCTAAACGCAAAAGTCATGCCTCCTGTTGCGTATAAAAATACACTAGAGTAGTCGGTACCGAATGCAGCACTTATTCCTTTGGACGAATAATACAGTATATTAGGACCCGTGAATCCAGATATCGGGCCAATAGTAGTTCCACCAAACAGCGAAAATAAAAATCCAGCATCAGTTTTTACAACATTTTTTATGTAAATACCTGTAGAACCGGTGGGGCCACCAGTAATACCTATAAGGCCAACGTTTCCTGTAATACCTCTAGGACCAGTATTACCGGTTGGTCCTGTTAGAGAAAACGCATTTCCTGATATTGTGCTGTTACCTATGGATATGGATGGCATAATTATATTTATTTAGTATTAACACGATGGCCCAGAACACACCTGATTTCTCGTAAAAACTCCACCTAAACGCTTACACGTAAAATTATCAAGATTTTGGCACTTATTATTAATACAGCATTTTCCTACGTCTCTACAGTCTCCGGTTTTTCTGTCTTGGCATGATTGCTGTGAATACGTTCCGTTTATTAAAGTATCACATAAATTTGAATTTACGTAATCTATACACCTTGGACGACCATCAGCATCACAAAAACAACACGAACCGTATACAAATGGGCTATACGGAACACCCACACCACCGTCAACATTATAGGTCTTTTCTGTTCTAAATATTTTCTTTGGACCGGTTATTGCTCCTACTTTGGAGTATTCAGAAAACAAAGTAGTTTGTGTCTGTCTGTCGATTGTTCCATCAGTAGAAGAAAATTGGTGTTGCTGAAACGCAATATTTGCAGTATTTCCTAGATATGTGTTGATTGTAGTGCTTAAAGATTCGGTGATATTTGTGTTGTTTGTTTCATAACCTTGATGAAATTGTGAAAGAGCTACTCTGGCAATATGAACTGTTGTTAATCCTGCAGTATTTTCTTCGTATTTAAAAATATTTACAGGAAAAACAGAGGCGGTATTTCCATCACTACGCAGTCCCGAACCAAACTCACCTAGAGCGTAACCACCACTAATTGTTACACCAGAAATAATTAAATCGTTGCCTGAATAAGCAGACGTTAAACCGCCAAGCCATTTTATAGGCTTGAATGAACCAGTAAGACCCAATACCGAACCACGTATTTCAAAACTCTGATTTGGGATAATTCCGGTAGCACCAGATAATTTATAATAAACGTCTGTTCCTGTTGAAGTAAAGTCTGTAAATGTATTTCCTGATAATCCGTTTACATATATTTCGGTACTGTCCGTTAAAAATATCGTAATACCGTCTGAATTTACATACAGGATATACGAAACACCTATACCAGTATTTCCTGTTGGTCCAGAAATACCATCAGGTCCTGTATTTCCCACAGGACCAGTAGGACCAGTATTTCCCCGATACCGTTGTGTATCTAGAAATATGTTGCCAACAACAAATGTACTGTTTCCTACTCTGGTCATATTGCTTCTATATTAAGTGTATCAATATTTCTTTGATTTATTTTTGATTCGTATACACTAGGAATCAACCATAAGTATCTATTTTGTGGTATGGTTGCGTCGCAACGCAACATACGAACAGGTCTAACTTTATATTTTTTGGTTCTTTCTGATTTATATACTTTATAAGAACTACCATTTACATCCATGTCCATAGCAATTGCTACAGAACCTGGTTTTGGTTTTTGATTTGGTGTGGTGGTATCGTAAACACCTTCGTCTTTATCGTAGTCAAAAGTTCCTGTTGAAGTCCAATAAATTCCATTTAATGGTTCTCCATCATAAACAGTCATCAAATGTGTATTAATATTAAATCCGTACATGTTAGCAGTGCTAGACGCAATAAAGGCAAGTTCGTCGTGACTGGGTAGATACCAACCAGATAAACTAGCAGAATTTGCGGTAATTCCTTGAACCGGAGAAGTTAGTCCGTCTGGTATAGTTCTTACAGCTTTAAATGCGTTATATCCATTAGTGTATTCAAATTCATTAAACTTAAATACACCACTTAATGATACATTTTTTACATACGTATTGTTTGCAGATATTGCTCTTACCGTATTATACAACCCCCAAGAATGATGCCAGGATCCGTGGAGACCGTATGGTGATTTAGAAAATACTCTGGCAACACCACCATTACCATACACAACAGAACTAGAGCAAGTTGAAAATGTTTTTACAATTAAATTTTGTAAAGGTTCGGTGAATTGTGTAGACCAAAATCCTTCGCTATAACGTAAATGAGTATCGTAATACTGTATAGGTGTTGAATTAGGATCAGAGGGATCTGATAATAAACTAAAATCAGAATAATTTCCTCCACTGTCTAACAACGGACCCCAAGAAGAACCTGTAATTCCCCATAAAAATGTTTTGTTTCCATTTATAACAACATCTTCTGGGTACACTATAATAATATACGCTTCATTATTAAATCCACAATCTTTTGTTATGCCGTATGCTGTATGATCTAAAAATGAAGGATAAAATTCACAATCAAATACTGTAGTGCCATCTATAGTACCAATATTTGTGGGATTAAATAGACTGCTTGCTCCTAATATTTTACTTTTTCCCGGTTCAAATCTACCAACAATTATACCACCACCATATTCTTGACCACTACGGACAGGAATTCCGTTTACATAGCCAAGACAAGAAACTGAAGCAGGACAAACAAATTCAGAACAGCTTCTTCCAGTTCCCAGATAATAGCCATTATTTGCAAGACATTCTGAACCAGAATTAGTGGAACACACACCATTTATACAACACGGACCAGTTCCACCGGAACATATGGATAACCCAGTGTATTTACTAACACAATCAGATCCTACTCCCTGAAAATAACCAGAATTATTAATACAATCAGTTTTTGTGGTTTGAGAACAGCCACCTAAACCGTCACAACATGCTCCTAATCTTTCAGTAATTTGGCCACAATTTACTCCAGAACAATTAGTGCTGTTTCCTGCAAAATGCGAAAAAGATATACCCAAACATTCACTAGATGTTAATTCAAAACAAAAATTTAGTTGTCCCGGAGGAACTACACAACACGCACCAGGTTTATTGCATATAGAATTGTAAACAGAACCACATGTAGTTCCTATTCCATGAAAATAACCAGTACAAATTGTTGCACTAGTTTCTGTACAAGTACCATCAGGTTTACAGCATGCTCCTATAATTTGTGGTTGATCCGGTATAAAAGCATCAAATCCTTCCGAAGATGTACAAGTTCTATAAAATAGTCCTTCATCATTACATACAGAATTTATACCAATATGTTTTGCGGTAGCATACCAAATTCCTTGAATACCAAAAAAAGATACTCTGATATCGCAAGTTGCCCCATCAGAACTAAAACACGGAGTTCTGTTTAATGGCCATTTTATGGGGCTTGTAGACGTAAATCTATTATTTAAATTTATTGGGTTTTTTGCGTTCTGAATGTACATTTCAAAACCGTAAGCGTTTCCGTCTGTTGGGCATGTAGCAATATTGATACTAGCAGTTCGGCCATTAAAATCACCAACAAATATTTTAGAAGTCAATCCGTACATTAATTCATCATATTCTTTTTCAAACGGATTAATATCACAGGTAACACCGATACCAGAAATAACACAATTAACCGAATCGGTAGAACCAGTCCAACCCATTCCACGTACTCTTTCAAATAAATTTGAATTTATAAAATCTAAACCGTAATATGAAGATGCTCCAGAAGTTACTCCTTTAGTGGCCGCAATTCTTTTTAATTTTTTATTTTTAAATTTTAAAAGATACGCATCAGTAAAACTAGAGTTAGGAACAAGCGTAACCCCAGCACCACCTACAGTAGCCAGATTTACGGTCACGTCACTAGACGTAGAAGTTACAGATAAATTATTAGCTGTATTATTTACTATACGTATTGGTCGTAAAATCAACCCATTAGAACCGGTAATTCCATAACCTATAGAAATACCAGAACCGGCATTTAAAAAATCTGCTATGTAAGTAAATCCGCCAGTAGCTCCGTATATTTTATTCGGTGTTGAATACGTAGTTCCATTAGAAAACGCAGTAACTAGATAACGATCAATTAAAGTTATTCCAACAATACCCGATCCGGTATTTCCTGTTAAACCTAATCCTATGGGGCCAGTATTGCCTATAGGACCAGTAGGGCCAGTATTACCAATACTAATACTAGCATTACCTAGTTGTTTAACAGAACTAAATCCTACAATATTCATTAGAATGCACTAACTCTGGCGTTCAGTAGATTTATTTTTACTTCCAGTTCCGCTAATTTAGCACCAACATCTACACCATTTACAGTTAGAGTAGATTCCGCTGTTAATTGGTTGACCGATAATTCGTTTGGTATTGTTACTGTTCTGGGGTCATCAAACAGCTTTAAATACGCTGTAAGTGTTTCTCCGTTTTGTTCTGCGTTTATATTTACTTTTGGTACAAAGAACGAAGAAACAGAGGTACTAGAAATGCCAAAAGGAGTTTTATCAACGTATAAAGTTTTTGATGTATCGTACAGTTGTGTTCCTGAAGCCTTCTCTACGGTAATTGTTCCTATAATATCTACAGCAGTTACAACTCCCACATAATTTTTTATATTATTAATCAGTTGATACGCTTGTTTTCCGATTAGACCACTAGTAACTGTACCACTACTAACAGTCACCAGTTCTTGATACGGACCGTAATCGGTTCCATATGTCTGATAAACTGTAGGATAATCGCTGGCAGATATTGTTTGATCTAATGATAAATCTAACCAGTATTCGTTGTCTAAACCTTTAGGACCCATAATAATTCCACCATCTGGTGGTGCAAATCCTGGCCCCGATGAAGGTGCACTACCTGTTTTATAACCAATATAATTTGTTACAACACCATTATATACTCCATGTGGAGCAACCTGCATAACAGGTTTAACTATCTTTACCCCTGTTGTTAAATCTATACTTCCTGTTAGACCACCACTTACTTGATCGTCTAAAAATAAAACGTCTATTCCACCATCCGCACCACTTACAATTTTATTTAAACGACTTTGTGGATATTTAATCGACCCGTATATAACAACAGTATACGGTGCGGTTATACCACTTTCAACAACACCTAAAACTTCTGCGTTTATTTCTGTGTTTGCTAAAGACTTTTTATAACTTCCGTTTATAGGATCGTAGCGAATAACGTCACCAGCAGTTATTCCTTCTAAAGTATACCCTTGACCACTAGTAAGAGTTATTGCCAGACGCGTAGTGTCTTGTTGAAAAATAACGTGAGGTGCAAATACGCGTGTGTTTTGGTTGCTACTGGATCGGCAAGAAGGCATTTATAATGTTCCTTTATACTTCTATTTTAATGTCTGCATCTGCTACATAATGGAATTTAAGCGTGTCTAGATGCGTAGCTCCATTATTAATTTTTATTTGCATTCCGTTTTTACTGGTGTTTGGTACTGTTATATTTCCAGACGACAGAGAAGTTCTTACCGTGGTTGTATCCCATGGAAGATTTACGTGTATTGGACACCCCTCACAACGAGGATACCGCATATCTGCTTTCTTGGTTACGTTATACGCCTCGTTTGCCATACCTGTTGGAGAGTATAAAGTTACTGTTGGAGTATCAACCATTTCTAACGGAAATTTAATATCGTATATGTCTTGTGATTGAAGATTACCTAAAGTTACGTATTCTTCGTTTAACTGCGATGTTCCTGTAAATCCTGTTGATTGATCCCAATCGTATGTTCGAAGATAGTACGGAGAACAACGATCAAGTTCTTTTTGGGGTAAAGAGTACACAATTTCTGTGGTCGTTGGTCCTAATTCTAATTGGACTTGAGCTATACTCATAGTTACACCTGATGATGGGAACTCAAATCCTATTCCATACCAACCTTCATCTGCGGAATCGGTTAACACACTTTCTGGTTTG